CCCCTGAATGGCTCGAAATCGGCACCGAGGTCGAGGTTGACGAGCGCATTGCAGCAGCGATGCCCGGCGGCACGGACCCCGGCCGGTTGCCCAACGCTTGCCGCGGTCGGCGTCTGCTGGTCGAGGCCCTCACCAGCTGGCACGGCTACCCGACCGCCTGGGTGCGCCGTCTTCGTGGCCATGTCACCGATTCTGGCGGTGGATGGGGCGTCGGCCCCGAGCCGGTTCTCTGACCGGTACCGGTGCGCGCCCTCAGGCTCTACACCGGACCCTCGGCGAAACCCTCCAGCCGATCGGGCTTCGCCCCTGCTGCAGTGTCGGCCGACCACATCGACTGAAACCGGTCGTGTCGTTCGACCGGTTTCAGTCCTCCCCCTTTCTCGGTAGATTCGCTGAGACGGGTATGTGTCAGTTTTTCCTGGCGCTTTTGCACTCTGAGAATGTAGCCCTGGTGTATGCCTCGATGTCTTTGGCCGTTTCCCCGTCCCATGCCGTTCGGCGTCTCCTGCAGCGAAACACCAGAAACGAGCAGCCGAGTCCCGCGACCAACCTGGTGATCGAAGTTCTGGTGCTTGCGATCGTCAACTCGGTTGATCGGCGCGACCAGGTGGCCGCCCGCGCCCGCCGGTTCCTCTCAGGAAAGGGCTTCGTGCATGCGTGCGAGCTGGCCGGGTTTGAGACCGCCTGGCTCACCGAGCAGATCGCCACGCTGCAGGCGCACTTTGCTACCTGTGGCCGGAGTGCCTACTGCCCGGCGCGCACCCGGCGGGCCTCGGCGCGCAGCTGCCAGGAATGCGACGATCCGCACTACGCGCTTGGCATGTGCTTCCGCTGCTACCGCCAGCGCTGGCGCGACAGGCGGAAAGTTCATTCCGCCGCCGCATCCTGAGTTCAGAAATTCAGGGTTGAGCTTTGTTTGAACAGAAGAGCCAACAGGGCCTGGTGGTCGGGGCCCTGGTGTTTTTGCTCGCCATCGTGGTGCTTGGCACCCTCGTGCTGAGTGCCCTCGGCCGCCCCGTTCCTGAGATCAGCACGCGCTTCGGCGACATGCTGCTCGGTGGCCTCCTCACCTGGCTGCAGGTGCGCAGCGGAGGGCAACCGTGAGCCTCACGTTGGCGCAAATTGCGAGCGGGCGCCGCCAGGCTGCTGCCCTGCTGCAAAAATTCACAGCCCACGGCGGGGGCCTTGCCCCGACCTTGCTTGCCTCGAAGCTGCTCATCGCCGGGCCGGAGCTTACCCCCGACGACTTCGCCGCAAGCCGCATGATCCGCTCCTGGCGGAAGCTTCCCGACCTCCCAACCCAGAACGCTGAAGGCGGGAGCGAACCCGACCCCTACAGCGGCCTGTTCAATGTGGACGGGGATCTGCGCCCCACCCAGCGCCCGGAGCCTTGGGAACCTGTCGCACAGGGAGACATAAAGCTTGATATGGACGAGTACCGCAAGGGCGCTGCCATGCTCGGCGTCGACGTGGCGGTGCTCGCCGCCGTCGCATCGGTCGAGTCGGCCGGGAAGGGCTGGCTTGCCGACGGCAAGCTACTCATCCTCTTCGAGGCCCACTACTTTAGCCGCTTCACCGGTCGCAAGTTTGATGCGACGCACCCCGATATCTCGTCGCCGACCTGGAACCGCCGCCTGTACGGTGCGGGCGGTGAGAACCAGTGGAAGCGGCTGCGCAAGGCCTACGCCCTCGATCCCCAGGCGGCGATGAAGTCTGCCTCCTACGGCCCGTTCCAGATCATGGGCAGTGAACACCAGCTTGCGGGCTACCCGACTGTCGAGGCGATGATCGCTGAGCTTACCAAGTCGGCGCTCGCCAACCTGGTCGCCTTCTGCCGGGTGGTGAAAGCCTACAAGCTCGTCAACGAATTGCAGCGGCGCGACTGGGCCGGGTTTGCCCGCCGCTACAACGGCCCCGGCTACCGGCTCAACCGGTATGACGAGAAGATGGCCGCTGCCTACGCCAGATTCTCCAAAGCGTGAATGAGCAAGACCATGAGTCGCAATCGATCGTCTCGCCGTCGATACTCCCATAGTGAACGCTATGAGCCGCGAGATCGGCTCGATGAGGTGTTGTACAGACTGCATGAGCGTCTGGATGATCAAGATGCTGATCTCGAAGAAATCAAGAACGACGGGAAAGAAATCCGCGCCCAAGCAATACGTACGAATGGACGTGTCACAGCGTTGGAGACCCAACGCGATACTGCCTTGAAGTTACTTGCTGGTGCAGCGGTGGTTCTGGGGCTTTGGTTCAGCTATCTGCAGACCCGCTCCCCTGGCGAAGCATCTGTTCTGTCTGCTCCAAAAGAAAGAATGATCCGCAGATGATCAGCCGTCGCCTGTTGGAAACTCCTGGCCGCCTTGCGCCAGCGGCGCCGGCGGAGACACAACCGATCCGGATGAGATGTCTGCGGCGGCCACGTTGGTCGTGTGGCCGAACTGCGCGTAGGTCTCCACGGACGCGGTATCAGTGACCGTGACATTCGTAAAGTTTGGCATCAGGCGGTCCTCACGCAAAGCCCCCACAGGGCGTCAACGACTGTGTACACTTTGCCGCTCGGAGTCGTAATTGTATCAAAAGCCGCCAGACCGCTAGTGTATGCGAACGCCATGCCGTCGCCCATCTGGCCGGTCACGGAGTTTGCCGTCCAGCCGTACACGACGAACCCCGTGATCAAGTCTCTCTTTCCAGATGGCGAGAAGCCCGCGAGCGGAGGGGCCAGAAAGACGCCCGTTACGGTCGAAGAACTGTGCGTGGCAGTCTGAGAGCCCTGGTTAAAGAACACCGGGTCCATGGCGTAGGCCATGGGTCGTGTGGCTTCAGTCGCCCAGTCAGCAAAAAACGACGGCCTGAAGAAGCCTACGGGCAGGGAAGAAACTCCGCCGCTGGAGTTCGACCAAAACATAATGATGAACCGTGCCTCCGACCCGAGGTTCACCGAATAGAACGTTAGCGGCTGTGTGCTGACGGGAGTGTAGGGGTTCGTGTTCGTTGTAGCGCGTCCTTTTGCATTGATCTCGTTTGTTGCAGTCGTGCCCGTTTTGTTGGTTGTGTTCCAAGTCGTGTACTGCCGAATCGAAACTGCTGACCCGCTGATGGGAATCGACAAACGCACGTAGGACGTGCCGAACGCGTTACCGGCATCGTGGATGAAGCGGTATACCGAATAGTAATAGTTCGCATCCGAGTACGTATCAAACACGGTGAAGCCTAGAGCCACCATGGCGGGGTCTACGGCCTGAATCCACTGCTGCCGGGTATAACCTGCGGCTAGCGGGCTGGAGGCGCTAACGGTTCCAATCGTCATGTTACGCTTACCTCAGCAGTGAATATTAGTGTGAAAGCTAGCGCCGACGCGCCCACATTCTCAATAGAAATAGGCACCGTGGCGGTGACAGGTGTTTCGCCGCTAGCGATGTTTGGGATAGGGCTCAAATTGATTGTTAGCGGTGCTCCGCTGACGCCGGGCGCGACTTGTGCGAAGACGCCTGATCCCGGCGTCGGCCGTGACGCCGATGGCCGTGTAGCATCTGCTGTCCTTGCGGCGGCCGACCCGTACACCCGCACGCGACAAGGGTTGTCCGCCTGCACTTTAAGTAGCTTGAAACTTCGTGCGAGCACTACTGTCGCGTTCAGTCTGGCTCCGGGGGCTATCGAAGCGGTAGTAACTTGCGCGGTAATAGTCGAAATCCCCTTACTGTCTACGTACTGCTTTGTCGCCGCGTGGAGGGGCTGAGTCGGGTCGCCTGGAAGGGTAAGCGGGCCGCTCATCGTGTCGCCGCTTTTGAGCACCCGAAGGGCGTCAGCGTTCGCCCTGGCCGTTACTTCTGCCGTAAGGTCGCTATCCAGCTCGGCTAGAGCGGCCTGCACATTTGAAGCTTGCAGCGCCCCTGTAGGCGTAACCGTCACCTGCGAAGCGGCTGCGCCGCCTGCTCCTGCTGCGGCTGGTTCATATCTGCCGCTGACGGAGTTGTAAACGAGTGCCTGACCGTTCGCGGGCTGAGTCGGCGCAACGGGAACGCCCTGGATACTCACAGCGTTCGCCGCATCAGCCGCCGCGAGCGCCTGATCCGCGGTCTGCTGCGCGGCCTGGGCTTGCTCACCGGCCTCGATTGCCGCATCTGTTGGGGTGAATGCTTGAGGCAGCGTCGCCACCGGTGGTGTGGTGGTCGTCGTCGCTGGCGGTGGAGTGTAGGTCAGATCCGCCAGGCTGAAGATGTCCTCGATGCACTCGCAGCTGATTGCTCCCTGCTCAAGGGTGCCGAAGCTAATTTTCAGGACTCGCAGAACCAGGCCCTGCAGGCCGAGTTCGGGCCAGTCGATTTTAAAGACCTTGCCTGGGCGCAGATTGTAGGCAGATCGGTTGAAGCGAACGGTGCAGCGTACCAGGGGGTAGGTCAGTGTCCTGAGATCCCGCTGTGCACAGCGCTGGGCGAGGGTCGCATTGGAAATGCCCGGGTAGCTGACGGAGCCGCTCACCAGTTGCTGCTGAATTTGGTAGTTACCCAAGTCCTGGGCAGCAGCGACCCGTGATGTGAATACATACTGCGCTGCAGGGGCACCATCCTGGTAGCCGCCTGCAGGTGCGAATGCCCAACTCGCACCACCCCAGCGGGCGAGTTCGCCAGCGTGGTTTGCCCAGGCTCCCGTCGGATCCGCACCGACAAGCCACTGATCACCGACCTGCGGGTTCGTCGGCGGTACACTGAGCGTCCCTTTGACTTTGAAGTAGCGCCGCTCCAGGTAGGAGGCACGCACCTCATTGGTCGTCTCGTCCCAACTGGAAACCGAGTAGTTCGTCACCTCGGCGATCGTGCTCTCGTCAAAGTTGGGGAGGGTGGCTGCGTCGTAGTCGCCCCGGGCGAGAATGAGGGTAAAAAGTCCTGTGGCCGGGTCAGGGTACAGCACGCCGTCGATGTGGCGCAACACTTCCGCGACTTTGTCCTCGATCTGACCGGCTTGATCCCACATCAGGGATAAGCCAAAGCCCTCGGAGTACAGTACATCTGCCGCATATAGGAAGCTCGCAGTATCGACCAGTTGGGGAGGTAGACCCATACCTCCCCAACTGTTGTTGGTGAGCAACTCCCATAGGATCTCGGCCGGATTCATATCCCCAGCGATGTCTGCCTTGCCTGAGTTCAGCCGCGGCTGGTCGGCCGGGATTGTCACTCTCCTCACGGTGAACTTCGGCTGCTTGAGGTAAGGCTGTGTACCCACGTACCCAGAAGGTGAACCGGAGATCGTCACCCCCGCAGAGGGTCCCCGAAACACCACGCAACAGACGCCCCGATAGCCAGGCACATCGTTCATGAGGCTTGCCACGTAGGGGTTCGCCACCTGCGCCCGGTCGCCGGGCACAACGTCGATCACCGCCTTGAAGCCACCCTCGCGTTCCTCGCCCCCGAAGAGGCCCGCCTGGTCGACGGTGAACGAACCGGACTGAACACCGCCCTCCCAGGTGACGTAGCTATCGAGGCGAATGCCGAGCAGCGCATCGATTGGCCCACGGCAGAGGGCGAACTGCTGCCCCAGAAAGTATCTGTAACCGGTGGTGACCTTGTTGCTGCTAAAAAGCCCGTCCTGTACCGATTTTTCGATCGGTTGCGTCACCAGATCGCCGTACCAAATGACATTGGCACCCGCGATCTCAACCGTCCCCCAGATGACTGGAATGGATCGGTCCTCCGTCGCTGTCGGCACCTGAAAGTCGCTCAACTGAGCGGGCTTGGGAGCATTCTGCGACACTCTCGGCCGCAGCAATTCGCCCAAGACCGCCGTGAAAACCCAGATTAGCAAGGTCATCCAGAAAGCCATCAGCCGTTCAAACTCCCTGCGTAGGGGTTGCGTGCCGGGATCATCGGGAAGCCGCCGTAGTTCACCAGGTTGTCGAATTTAGCCTTGCAGGTTGCCACTGTCCGATCGCACCCTGCATATAGCAGCAGCGTCTCCCCAAGGCCCAGATCCTCGAACGGGATCGTCAACACCAACTGGTCTGCTGTGTGCGCCGTGATCATCCGGTAGTCTGCAGTCTCCGGCCGTTCGCACAGACCGTTGGTGAACCAGCCATCCGGTTTGCTGCCAGCAGCGCCGACGACGATCAGGTTGCCTTCGACACTCACCACCGACCCGGTCAGTTGGTAGTCCCCGCTTCGCACACCGCAGTCAGGGCCATACAGGATGTGGTTGCAACTTGCTTGGTACCGCCCGCGTAGCCCGTTCCGTTTCAAAAGGGCATCGATCGGGTCCGCTTGGATCTCAGCCTGGCTTCCCCGTTGCACCACCGCCCGCACCCGACCGGTCCAATATGGCAGCGCGCTGCTGCTGCCTCGAAACGTTCTGTAGATGGTCAGCCACACGGTCGATGCAGGAATGAACAATCGGAACAGTTTTGCCACCTCGAAATCCCGACTGCAGACGATGGTGAGCCGACTTTGGCGGCGCTCCTGGGACTGTTCAGGGGCACTTCTTTGCAGTACAGATGGCTGGTATGTTTCGCCGTTGTACTGGACGACCTGTTCGCTACTGGTGAACGTCCACGCTCTGGCACGGTCGTAGAAGCGGTACAGTTCGATTGGCCGCCCGCTGTAGGCGCTCGTTTCGTTCGCGGCATACGTCATTGATACAGCACGCTCCTGAAGCGAATGGTGGATATGGCGAATTCGTCGGTTTCGCGGGAAAGTTCGACCAGATCAGCGTCGAGCCGACACAGTTCTAGAAAGCAAATCAGCTCAAAGTCAGATGGGCTGTAGGCACCACCCAAGGACTCATCGAGTGTGAGCAGTTCTGTCGTGCCCTGGTCTGTGGCAGCAACGATCCGCCGGAAAATCCAGCTTCCGTCCGTCTTGAGAAACGCGATGTCTCTGCGCGAGTTCTGGGTTGCGTAGAAGCGGCTGTAGCCGACCCACTTGACGGGGATCGCCGTCTGGGTCGGAGTGATCGAACCCATGAGCTCGAAATCAGCTCGCCGGGTCGGCACCCACACAGGCACCGCCCTCCCCGCCCGCCTAGCAAGCC